GAATCCCTAGCGAGTGGTTCCTGCTGCGCTTACCCGCTAGTACCAGCGGGCTTCTCCCGGCGTCTGAGTTACACGCTGCTAAAGCGCAATTGTCCGAGGATCAGTACTTGCAGGAGTACGAGTGCAGCTTTGAGGCTGCCATCCTCGGAGCTTTTTACGGCACGGAGATGCGCCAAGCGCAAGATCAAGGCCGTATGCGAAGCCTTCCCTACGACCCCAACCTACCCGTCTATACGGCATGGGACTTGGGTTACCGCGACGACACCGCTATCTGGTTCTACCAAGTGCTGCGTGGCGAGGTGCGCGTCATCGACTTCTTTGCCGTCTCGGGCGCTGACATTCACTACATTGCCGAGGTCGTCACCCGCAAACCCTACGAGTACGCCAAGCATTACTTGCCGCACGACGCCCGTGCCAAGAGCCTACAGACGGGCCGAAGCGTGTTGGAGCAGTTAGCCGCTTACCTCGACATCAAGAAGCTGGCGGTTGTCCCCGACATCGGCTTGCAGTCGGGCATACAGGCTGTGCGTATGTTGCTGCCGCGTGTGTACTTTGACGCCGAGAAGTGCCACGACGGCATTGAGGCGCTGCGCCAGTATCAACGTGAGTACGACGAGGACAAGAAGGCGTTTAGGCAGTCCCCGCGCCATGATTGGACGAGCCACCCTAGTGACGCATTCCGTATGCTTGCGGTATCATGGCAAGAGCAATCTGACAAGTCCCCGGCTACAGCGGAGCCGAAGCCGCTTATAGTCGGACCAGAGAACACAGTCACACTTAACGATATGTGGGCTGTGCATGACCGCACTACGAGCAAGAGGATACGGATATGAGTTTGTCGGTTACACAGTCCCAGAACTACAAGAACCTGACCGCGACAGGAACCGTATTCACGGGGCCGTGCGGAATGTTCGGTATTTTCGTGGCTTCTGCTTCCAGCACCCCAACCATCAAGGTCACCGATGGAGCCGCTACGGTCGTCAATACGTTCACCCCGGCGGGTGGCACGTTCTACACGATCCCCGCTCGCGTCAACACGAGCCTTGTCGTGACGATTGGTGGCACGGTTGACTGCACGGTGTTCTGGACGCCATGAGCCGCAAAGCCGGTCTTTACGCAAACATCCTTGCCAAGCGTGAGCGCATAGCTGCCGGTTCAGGCGAGCGTATGCGTAAGCCCGGCGAGGAAGGCGCACCGACCGCTAAAGCGTTTCGGGAAAGCGCCAAAACCGTGAAGAAGGAAAACAAATGAGCGCAGCGTGGCAGCGGGAAGAAGGTAAAAACCCGAAAGGCGGTCTGAACGCCAAGGGTCGTGCCAGCTACAAGGCCGAGACGGGCGGCACCCTTAAGCCGCCGGTCAAAGCAGGCGATAATCCGCGCCGCGCATCGTTTTTAGCCCGTATGGGCAACATGGCTGGCCCGATGGAAAAGAACGGGAAGCCGACACGCCTTGCGCTTGCCCTCCGTGCATGGGGAGCGAGCAGTAAGGAAGAAGCCCGCGCCAAGGCGAAGGCCATTAGCAGCAGGAACAAAGGTAAAGACTAATGGAAAACCTCGTTAGCCCAGAGGTCGATAAGTACCTCCGTGTTATTGGCGCTTATGACAACGAGTTCGCCAAGTGGACTGCTCGTACCAAGAAGATCATCAAGCGCTATCGGGACGACACCCGAGGCCAGACGGGCAACGAGTCAGCCAAGTTCAACATCCTGTGGTCAAACGTCCAGACGTTGATCCCGGCTGTTTACGCCAAACTCCCGAAGGCTGACATCACCCGCCGCTTTGGTGACAACGACCAAGTAGGCCGTGTGGCTTCGCAAATCCTAGAGCGAGCCATCGACTTTGAGATTGAGCATTACCCCGACTTCCGCTCAACCATGAAGTACGCCGTAGAGGATCGCTTCCTCGGTGGGCGTGGCACGGCATGGGTGCGTTACGAGCCGCACGTTCGCCCGCAAGGCATTGAGGATGACGGCCTGCAAGTGACCGAGGACGTAGAGGCAGGCGAGCTTGCCGAAGTCCCCGAGGAGATTGAATACGAACGCGCCCCGGTCGATTACGTCCATTGGCGCGATTTTGGACACTCACAAGCCCGCACATGGGAGGAAGTGAGTCAGGTATGGCGCTGGGTTTACATGAGCCGTGAAGCCCTCGTAGAGCGTTTTGGCGAGGAAATGGCGCGGAAGATTCCGCTTGACCAAGGCCCAGAGCCGCTCAACGCCTACAACGAGAGCAAGAAAGCGTACAACCGTGCCAAGATTTGTGAACTGTGGGACAAAGAGACGCTGAAGGTCTATTGGTTCTGCAAGGGTATGCCGCAGATTATCGACGAGCGCGATGATCCGCTTGGTTTGGAGGGATTCTTCCCCTGCCCGAAGCCGCTTTATGCAACGACAACTAGCGACACGCTGGTTCCCGTCGCTGATTTCATCCTGTACCAAGATCAAGCGATGGAGTTGGACATTTTGTCTGACCGCATCGACGGCTTGGTTAAGGCTTTGCGCGTCCGTGGCGTATACGACGCAAGCCAACCGGCTTTGCAGCGCCTCCTGACTGAAGGTGATAACAATGCTCTTATTCCAGTTGATAAGTGGATGGCTTTCAGCGAAAAGGGAGGGCTTAAAGGCTCGATTGACCTTCTTCCGCTGGATCAAATCGCCCAAACCCTGCTCAACTGCTACCAAGCCCGAGCAGACATCAAAGGCCAAATCTACGAAATCACCGGCATCTCGGACATTATCCGTGGTCAGAGCGCCGCATCTGAGACGGCGACGGCCCAACAAATCAAAGGACAGTACGCGGGACTAAGACTGCGTTCGATGCAGGAGGACGTAGCCCTCTTTGCGTCAGAGTTGATCCGGCTAAAAGCGCAAGTCATGTGCGCCAAGTTCCAGCCGCAGACCATCCTTTCGTATGCCGCCGCACAACAGATGGCCGAAGTGGATCAGCAGATGATCCCGCAAGCCCTCCAGTTGATGCAGGATCGACCGCTTCGCAACTTCCGCGTAGAGATTGCTGCCGATAGCCTCGTCCAGATCGACGAGAACCAGATGAAGCAAGACCGCTTGCAGTTCATCCAAGCCTTCGGTGGGTTCCTGCAACAAGCGCTGCCGGTCGGCCAAGCCTCGCCGCAGCTTGTCCCTGTCATGATGGAATTGATGAAGTTCGGTACGCAGGCGTTTAAGGCGTCTCGCCCGATTGAGGGCCAAATTGACGTTGCGATGGAGCAACTCAAGCAAGCAGCCGAGCAGCCGAAGCCAAACCCCGAGGCCGAAGCCGCCAGCGCTCAAATGCAAGCCGAGCAGCAACGCGCACAGGCCGAAATGCAGATGGAACAGCAAAAGGCGCAGTTGGAATTGCAACTCAAGGCGCAAGAGCTTGCCCAAAAGGAGCAGTTGGAGCGCTTCAAGGCAGAACTCGACGCTGCTACGAAGATTATGGTGGCGCGTATCTCGGCCAACCCCGGAATGGACTTGCCGATGCTGGAGCAACAGCAGGCCGTCACGGATCGCGTGGCGCAGGATGTCGGTCAATCGGTGCAGGCAACGATGCAGCAGCTTGTTGGGCTGTATCAAAGCCTCATGGACACGCAAACGCAGAACATGGCGGGTATCCGCGCTGCTCTCGCCCAACTTGCAGCACCCAAGCGCATTGTTCGCGGCCCAGATGGTCGCGCTGCGGGTGTAGAGGTCGCACCGGCTATGCCGCCAATGGCACAGCCGCCCATGACGAGGCAATAACGCATGGCGCTTGTTCTGCAAGATCGCGTTAAAGAAACAACGTCTACCGTTGGTCTTGGCGCTTTTGCGCTCGGGGGTACGTCCACGGGCTTTGTGCCGTTCTCGGTTATCGGTAACGGCAACGAGACGTACTACACCGCTGTAGACAACACCACGGGCGAGTGGGAAGTCGGCATTGGTACGTACAATGTCGGGACATTGACCCGCGACACGGTGCTGGCCTCTAGCAACGGCGGCAGCAAAGTGCCGTTTGCAGCGGGGTCAAAGGACGTATTCGTAGCGTATCCGGCAGAAAAAGCCGTCACGCTTGATACCGCACAAACCCTGTCCAACAAGACGCTTGCTAACGCTGACCTTGGCACCCCGACCGCTGGTGTATTGACCAATGCCACGGGGCTGCCGCTTTCAACCGGCGTTACCGGCGCATTGCCCACCGTAAATGGCGGCACCGCGCTGACGGCTACGCCAACCAACGGCCAGCTATTAATCGGCAACGGTGCGGGCTACACGCTCGCTACGCTGACGGCAGGCACGGGCGTTTCGATCACGAACGGCCCCGGCAGCATCACAATCAACGCACCGGATGTCGGCACGGTTACGGCTGTCACGGCTACCGCCCCGCTTGCCTCATCTGGCGGCAATACGCCGGATATCAGCCTGACGGGCGTTGTCAGCGTCCAAAACGGCGGTACGGGCGTAGCCACCTTAACGGGTTACGTTAAAGCCTCCGGTACGTCAGCGTTTACGGCTGTTGCCTCTATCCCTGCCGGGGACATATCCGGCCTTGGCACGATGGCGACCCAGAACGCCAGCAGCGTTGCCATTACGGGCGGGTCGATTAACGGCACAACGGTGGGAGGCTCGTCACCAAGCACGGGCGCGTTTACCCAAGTCATCGTTGATAACCTCGACATCAACGGCAACACGATTGCATCAACCGACACCAACGGCAACATCACGCTTGACCCCAACGGTACGGGTGCGGTGGACGTTTCGTCGGCCAAAATCCTTAACGTCGCAACGCCGACTAACGCGAATGACGGCGTTAACAAGCAATACGTTGATACCCTTGTCGCCAGCAGCATTACCTATCACACGCCGGTTAAGTACGAGGTGCCAATCGCACTCACCGCTACTTACAACCAGCCGGGTGGTGCGGGAGTTGGTGTAGGTGCCACGCTAACCAACGCAGGAACGCTTGCGGCCTTTGCGCCTGACGGCCCGACTGTTGCCTCGGTTGGTGACCGAATCCTGATTTATAACCAAGCCAGCGCGTTTCAGAACGGCGTGTACACCGTTACAACCGTTGGCGATGGGTCAACAGCGTGGGTGCTGACTCGCGCCACGGATGCCGACACTTATGCGGTGAAAAATCCTAACGCATTGGGCGAAGGCGATGCGTTTTTCGTCACTTCAGGCAGTACGGGCGCAGGCGAAACCTACGTCTGCAATACCCAAGGCACGATTACCTTCGGGTCAACCGCCATCAACTTTGTGCAAATTGCCTCTGCTCAGATTTATTCCGCAGGCACCGGGCTTACCCTCTCTGGGTTGGTTTTCAGTATTACGCCGGTCGGAACTGCCAGCACTTACGGCTCGGCCTCACAAGTTCCGGTCATTACGACCAACGTATCCGGCCAAGTCAGCAGCGTCACCAACACATCTATTGCCATCAACGGCAACCAAATCACCTCTGGCAGCGTTGGTGTAGCGTATGGCGGTACAGGTCAAACCTCGTACACAGATGGTGAGTTGTTAATTGGCAATTCCACCGGCAACACGCTGACCAAGTCCACGCTGACAGCCGGATCGGGAATTAGCATCACTAACGGCGCTGGAAGCGTCACCATTGCAGCCACGGGCGGCGGTTCAACGATCAACCTCGTTGCTGATACGTCAACTTCGTCCAATATTTACCCGGTTTTTGCTGATACCTCATCCGGCACAGCTTCAACGCTTTATACCAGCAACCCAAAACTGCTCTATAAGCCGTCTACAGGCGAATTTCAGTCAACATTCCTCCAAGCCACAGGGGGAATCGTGTTGCAAGGCGCAACAGCGCCATCTAGTTACACTATCGCGGCAGGAGTAAACGGATTAACGGTGACGCCGTATACAATCCCGCCGTCAACCGCAATCACCGTCGCCGCCGGTCAGCGTTGGGTCATGCTGTAACGGCAAAGGAGTTAGGAAATGGCAAGCACAATCAACGCAGCAGTTACCGGCATTGTCCATACGGCAGACAATACTGGCGAATTGAATATTCAAACTAGCGGCACAACCGCTATTTCAATCAACACCACGCAAGTTGCGACCTTCAGCAAGGGCGTAAAGATCAATGGCGCATCATCAGGCGCGATTACGTTAAACGCTCCAGCCGTTGCCTCTACTTACACTTACACGCTGCCCACGACAACGGCAACCCTCGGCTATTTGAATATCCCCGCCGTTGGTACGAAAACATCAAGTTATACGCTGGCGACAGCTGACGTCGGCAAATACGTTCAAGTTGGGTCAGGCGGCAGCATTACGATCCCTGACGCGACGTTTGCGGAAGGCGATGTTGTTTCTGTGTTTAACAATACATCAGGGAACATCACGATTACTTGCACGATTACGACCGCTTATATCGGCGGTACGGATTCGGACAAGGCAACGGTTACTTTAGCCACGCGTGGCATAGCAACTATCTTTTTTATCAGCGGGACGGTTTGCGTCATCACCGGCAACGTGAGTTAATCCATGAGCGGATCGCAACTTTTGCTGTTGGGCGGCGCACAAGTCGTCAGCGACCCTAACTTCGAGTACACCACTCTGTTGCTGCCCGGTAACGGCACCAACGGAGCGCAGAACAATACGTTCCTAGACTCGTCTACTAACAACTTTACAATCACCCGCAACGGCAACACGACGCAGGGTGCGTTCTCGCCGTTCTCGCAGACGGGGTGGGGTAACTTTTTTGATGGGTCAGGCGATTTTTTAAGTGTCGCTAGTAGTGCTGCGTTTGACATAGGCAGTTCGGATTTCACAGTTGAATGCTGGTTTAACGCAAATTCTTTCGCTACAGCGTTCGGGCTAATTTCCAGATACGACAACGCTCCGGCTGGTTGGACGCTGCGCGTAACAAGCGCCACAAACATTCGATTTGTTAGAGGCGCGGATATAATTTTTGATGCCACTACAACAATGTCGATAGGATTATGGAATCATGTTGCAGTCGTTCGAAGTGGCACTACGTTAAGTATTTACCACAATGGCACAAGAATAAATCAAACAACGGGAATTTCAAATTTTACCGATGCTTCAACTGCGTTGCAGATTGGCCGTACCAACACTATAACCGATGACATAAACGGTTACATTAGCAACGCTCGTGTTGTTAAAGGCACGGCGGTTTATTCGGGGGCAACATACACAATCCCTACAGCGCCGCTTACCGCTATCACCAACACCTCCCTGCTGACCTGTCAGAGCAACCGCTTCATCGACAACAGCAGCAACGCCTTTGCCATCACGGTCAACGGTAATACCTCCATCCAAGCCTTCAGCCCGTTCAACCCCACGGCAGCGTGGATTGCGGCGACTAATGGGGGAAGCGGGTATTACGACGGAAGCGGGGATTACTTAACCATCGCCAACAACGTAGCATTGCAGCCGGGTGGCGGCGCATTCACCTATGAAGCATGGGTTTATTGTTTAAGTTATCCAAGTGCTGGAAACTTTGAAACTTTATGGGCGCAACGCGCCACTGCCTCTGGCTATGGTGGCCCATTGGTTGTTATTAACAACAGCGGAACTTTGCTTTATTACATATCAAACGCTGCGGCAACCAACTGGCAAATTACGGGCAGTTCAAGCGGACTCACGCTTCCGCTAAACCAATGGAATCACGTTGCTATCGTTAGAAACGTAAATACTTGCACTATTTACTTAAACGGAACGGCTGGAACTTCTGTAACGCTTACAGAAAACGTGGGCGTAGGCGGCAATCTGTCGTTGATGGCTGGCGCTGCTGACGGTAGCCAAGCAGTTGATGGCTATATGTCTGACTTTCGCTTGGTCAAAGGCACGGCTGTCTACACCGCAGCCTTCACGCCTCCAACCGCTCCGTTAACCGCAATCACTAACACCTCTCTGCTCACAAGCTTCACCAACGCAGGCATTTACGACGCTACGTCCAAGAACGACCTTGAGACGGTGGGCAACGCGCAGATCAGCACGGCGCAGAGCAAGTTCGGCGGGTCGTCGATTGTGCTTGACGGCACCGGGGACTATTTGCTTCCAAGCGGCGCAGCGTCCAACAACTTGCTTGCGCTTGGTAGTGGCGACTTTACGATTGAATTCTGGATTCGTTACGGATCGCTTGGCGACGTTACAATAATAGATTGGAGGCCAGCATCTACAAACGGCGCATATCCAACATTATTTAACGATGTTGGGACTAATAAACTTATTTATTACGCAAACAGCGCAACCAGAATTACTAGTTCAACTGTTTTTGCGACAAACACTTGGTATCACGTTGCTATTGTCCGTTACAGCGGATCAACCAAAATGTATGTCAATGGAGTTAACGAAGGTTCTGCATATTCTGACGCCAACAATTACCTTTCTGGGGCTTTAAGGCCGATGATTGGCGCAAATGGCTCTGGCAATGGATCAAACGCAATGAACGGTTTTATTCAAGACCTTCGCATAACCAAAGGCGTTGCCCGTTACACCGCTAACTTCACCGCCCCGACTGCGGCGTTCCCGCTTCTGTGAGGTAGCCCATGACACTCTATAGTTTCAAAGGCCACTACCCAGTTGAAGTCATCGACAACAACAAGGGTTGGTACGAAGTTCCTGCCAAGCCCGAGGCACCAGAGGGTAAGCAAGTTGCGTGGCTGAACGGCGAATGGGTCGTGCGTGATCCCAAGCCCGAGGATCGCCCCGGCTACCAATGGAACTGGAACCACAGCGAGATGGCGTGGGTCGAGTGTCCGTGGGTGACGCTAGAGACGCCCGTTGAGCCGCCCGTGACTCAGTTATCCACCATGTCAGCCATGACCGCTGTTTCGGTGGTTAGCCAACTCTAATGTTTGCGATTGCGCCATTTTGCGTATTGCCGTTCGCGGTTGCGGAGGTCACGACACCCCCGCCCCCGCCTCCCGTCGTTGTCATCGACAGTCACGACGGCGGCAAGAACACGCACAAGAAGCGCAAAGAGCAGCGTTACGACGAAGATTCCAAGCGCCGCGAACTGCGCCGCAAGGAAGTCATATCCATTTACGAGGAACTGGTTGAAGGTCGCCCGCGTGTGGTGGCCGAGATTGTTGCTCCGTTCGTAGAAACCCCCGTTCCGGCCTACGCCGTCCCGGCAGTTGAGCAGATCGACTTTGATGCGCTGCTCGCTGACGTTGAGCGGCTGCAGGCTTTGTATCGGGAAATGCAAGAAAAAGACGACGAAGAAGTGCTATTGTTACTCCTATGAAACGAACCTACGTTTTTATTGACGGCGAGTTTGTAGAACGTAAGAAGGACGAGAAGGGTCGGTATCACTATGTGATGCCCGACATCCAGCCGTACCGCTCCATGATTGACGGGAAAATGGTGACTTCCCGTTCGGAACACCGCCGCCACCTCAAGGCCAACAACTGCATTGAGGTTGGCAATGACGACCCGTCACGGCACATACGGAACGAAAAGCCCGACAACTCTCGGCTTGAGCGCCTGAAGTACGAGATTAATAAGCGCATGACCAACGATCAGGCCGACCGCCTGCTTCGTGACTTGCGCCAACACGCGAACTTTACCAATCCCCACAGGAGAGGATGATGAGCGACCTTGATAATCAACCTACAGTTGACAACGAAACCGTAGACCGCAAAGAACTTCTAGCCCGTCAGTTTGAGGAAGCCGAGGCACAGCCCGAAGCACCCCGAGATTCTGGCCGTGACGAGTCTGGCCGATTTGCCAAGACCGTAGCCCCAGAGCCTACCCCCGAACCTGCCGAGGAAGCCGTATGGCGTCGTCCTCCGGCGTCGTGGAAAAAGGATTACCACGAGGTTTGGCAGAAAGCCGACCCTCGCCTGCAAGAATACGCTTACCAGCGCGAAGAGCAGATGCGCCGTGGCGTGGAGCCGCTGCTGCAAGCCAAGCAGTTTGCCGATTCCATCCAAGAGGCGATCAGCCCTTACGTTTCGACCATTACCGGCCTTGGCTTAAAGCCAGAGCAGGCCATTGCGTCGTTAATGAAAGCTGACCACACCCTTCGCACCTCTGACCCGCAGACCCGCTACAACTACTTCATGCAGTTGGCGAGCGAGTACGGGATCAACCTTCAAAATATGCCGCAAGGCCAAGCGCCTGCTGTAGACCCGACCATTTTTAACCTTAAGAACGAGCTTGCGAGCGTTCGTGGCGAAGTGCTGACTTGGAAACAGCAGCAGGAAGCCGCCGAGCAAGCCGTAATGAGCAACGAAATAGATTCCTTTGCCCAGAAGGCCGAGTACTTCGAAGAAGCACGGCCAGAGATGATTAAGCTCCTTCAGAGCGGCGTAGCCGAAACGCTGGAGGAGGCTTATGATAAGGCAGTTTATGGAAATAGAGATTTGCGGGAACGCGTACTGTCAGCCCAACAGGCACAACAGGCCGCCCAAGTTTCCGCAGAGAAAAACCGAGCAGCTAAGGCCGCTCGGGCCGCTGCTGTGAGTGTCAGAAGCGCCACACCCGGCGCTAACACGGCTCCCAAAGCGCAAAGTCGTCGTGCGTTAATCGAAGAAGCCTTCGAAGAAACTAGCGCACGGTTGTAAACAACTGATATAGGAGCATCCAAATGGCATTTGCCAACTCTAGTATCAGCGACATCATCGCTACTACAATCCAGAGCCGTAGCGGTGAGCTTGCTGATAACGTGACGAACAACAACGCGTTGCTTCGTCGTTTGAAGGAGCGTGGGAACGTCAAGACGTTCTCGGGCGGTAACGTGATTTTGCAAGAAATCATGTACACCGACCCGACCACCAACAACACCAACTCGTACAGCGGCTATGAAGTGCTGAACGTCGGTCAGAACAGCCCCATCTCGGCGGCTCAGTTTTCGATCACGCAGTACGCTTCTGCTGTGACCATTTCGGGTCTGGAGATGATCCAGAACTCGGGCAAGGAGGCCATCATTGACCTTCTTGACGGTCGCATGGAAGTGGCTGAGGCGCAGCTTGCCAACCGCATCAGCGGTGACCTGTACGGCGACGGTACCGGCAACGCGGGTAAGAACCTGACGGGTCTTGCTGCTGCTGTGCCGGATGACCCGACCGTGGGAACCTACGGCGGCATCAACCGCGCTGTGTGGACGTTCTGGCAGTCGAAGAAGTACAGCGGCTTGACCGATGGTCTTGCTGCCGTGTCGTCTTCGAACATCCAAGCGTACATGGACGCGCTGGCCGTTCAACTCGTTCGTGGCACCGACAAGCCTGACCTCATCGTTGCGGATAACAACTACTATCGGTTGTATCTCCAATCGTTGCAGGCCATCCAGCGCATTACTGACGCTGGTTCGGGCATGGCGGGCGCGGGCTTTGCTTCGCTCAAGTACTACGGTGCTGGTATGGCCTCCGATGTTGTGTTGGACGGTGGTATCGGTTCCTCGACGTACAACAGCGGATCGGGCAACGCGAACCACATGTGGTTCCTCAACACCAAGTACCTGCACTTCCGCCCGCACAAAGACCGCAACTTTGTGCCGATCGGTGGCGAGCGGCAGGCCGTCAACCAAGACGCCATTGTTAAACTGATTGGCTGGGCCGGTAACCTCACCTGCTCGGGCGGTCAGTTCCAAGGCGTGTTGATTGCTTAAGGAGTAACGAAAATGACTGTTTCAACATCTGGCGTCATTGGCGTGGCTCTCGGTAACACCGACACCTCCCCGCAGTTCAACGTTGGCACGAGTGTCAACTTGGACGACGGCGGTCAGGCTGTGTACGTGCAGGCTGCTTCGGCGGTCGCGCAGTACGACGCCGTTTCCGTGCGTTTTAACAACACGGTGGTGCCGATTTCTACGACCAACTCTGCAAACAGCAAGGCGGTCGGTTTTGCCCAAGTGTCGATTGCCGCATCCGAATATGGATGGGTGCAGATCGGCGGCAAGCCGGTTGTCAAGCTGGCTGCGTCTTGCCTCCCGGCTGTCCCGCTCTATACGACGGCGACGGCTGGAACGCTTGACGATGCCCCGGTTAGCGGTGGCCTTGTGGCGGGCATTGTTGCCGTCACGACGGCTTCCGGTGCTACTGCGCTGACTTGCGTTGCGGGTTACCCGCACGTCCTGTCGGGCGTGGCTGGCTAACCATGCAGCCTCTGGAGATCACGGTTGTAAAGGCTGGGACGGAGGAGGAGCTTTGCTCCAATATCCGTTCGGCACTTGCCCGTGGTCTGCCAGAACTGACCCTCGCTCCCATCAAGCACGATGGCAACATCGTCTTGGTGGCGAGCGGGTGGTCTATGCCGGACTACATTGACGAGATTAAGGCGCACCGCAAAGCTGGTCGCCCGATTGTGGCTATAAAGGCCGCACACGACTTTCTAGTTGAAAACGGGGTAGAACCCGACCTGTGGATCAACCTTGACCCACGCGACCGCACGAACGGCATACAGCGGTTAAACGACCATACCGTTTATATGCCCGCCTCACGTTGCCCGCCCTCAACGTTTGAGCATTTGCAAGGGCGCAAGATATTGCTGTGGCACTCATGGGCAGAAGGCCCAGAGATGGAGGCCATTGGCCCAAACAAGATTGCCGTTGGTGGCGGCACGACCTCGGGTTTGCGAGCCATCAACATCGGGTATTTGCTCGGTTTCCGTAATTTCATCATGTACGGCTATGACTCGTGCAACAGTCCTGCCGGTATCAAGCGATTTACAGGCGAAGCGAGCGGCCCCACGGTAGATGTGTACGTCGGCGGCCATGCAGGTAAGAAATTCACCTGCAATGCAGCAATGGCGCAGCAGGCTAACGAGTTTCAGAAGTTGTTTGAGGTGATGGCTGATATCACCCTTGATGTGCGCGGCCCCGGCTTGATTGCCGAAATCATGCGCGTTCGCACCGAGAGGATGGCTGCTTAATGGCTATTCCCTCCCGAGTTTTGGGTAGCGGCATCAGCCAGTTATCCACAGTCTCTATTTGCGGCGATGGCACAACGGCAGTAACGGCTGCCGGTACGTCTGCGGGCGATGCCACGCAAATCGCATACGTTTATACCAACGTCACAACGGCTGCATCTGGTACGGGCGTAAAACTGCCCAAGGCCGAGATGGGCGAAACGGTGATTATTAGGAACGGTGGCGCAAATTCGATAAAGGTTTACCCGTACAGCGCAACCGACACGATTAACGAAGCCGGGTTTGGAACCATTAACGCAGACTGCTCTGCAATGTTCTTTGCCGTCAGCAATACGTTGTGGGAGGAACTGCAAGGCTTTGGTCGTTCGGTGCCAATTCTGCACTTTGGTGCGTTTTCGGACACAACTTTGCAAACTGCGGCTGCGGTCAATACCGCCTACGCAATGACGTTTAACACGACCGATAGCAGCAATGGCGTGTCTATCGGTTCGCCGTCCTCTCGGCTTGTTGTGGATTTCCAAGGCGTTTACAACGTGCAGTTTTCGGCACAGTTAGACAAGACCTCGGGCGGCGCAGGCAATATTTACATCTGGTTGCGTAAAAACGGCACCAATGTCGCCAACACAGCCACTACCATCGCCATCCAAGGCACGGCGGCGCGTACCGTTGCCGCTTGGAACTTTATTATTCAGCTTGAACCCACCCATTACGTCGAGTTGATGTGGGCTACGGACGACACAAGCGTTAGAATTCTTGCAGCCAGCGCTACAAGCGTGTGGCCTGCGATCCCCTCGGTTATTTGTACTTTGACCCAAGTCAATAACCTATAACCCCAATCCCCACAGGAGCAAGGAAAATGCCACTAGATAGCGATGTTTCAAATGCTGACGCCCAGTTGCACGTTGAGTTCTACACCAAGGACGGCGGTGCCAACGAAGGCAAGACTTATGTTCGGATCATGGCCCCCGGCGATAAGACGAACATTATTGACCAGCCTGCCCGAGACGATCATAAGGAGCGATTTCCGCGTCAATGGCTGTATTACCAAATGCAGCAAAATGAAGGCGCAGCGTCGCAGATTGGAACGCCTATCTCAGAGTGGCACAAGGCTGCTCCAGAGGAAATTAACCGTGACCAGATTGCGGAACTTGCCATCCTCAAGTTCATCACAGTTGAACAACTGGCCTTGGCATCTGACGCGCAACTCCAGCGTATCGGCATGGGTGGCGTGGGTTTGCGCGAACGCGCCCGCCAGTACCTTAACCGTAAAAACCGCATGGACAGCAATGCGGAACTTGAAGATACCAAAAAGCAGTTAGCGGAACTGCAAGCGCAGATGGCAGAGCTTATTAGCTCGCAGCCGCGCCGTGGCAGACCGCCGAAGGAAACAGTCGCAGAGGGATAACGTATGTCTACGACCACGATGCTTCAACTCGTCCAGCAAGTCACGAACGAACTGGGCGTTGCTACACCGGCCACGGTAGCGGGCAACAGCAACCAAGATGTCATTCAAATCTTGGCGCTAATGAACGCTTCTGGCTACGAGTTGATGCGTCGTGCTGATTGGCGCGAGCTTACCAAGCAGCATACGTTTTACACGGAAGCCATATCGACAACCGGCACTTGGACGGACAGCGCGTATACGATTACGGGCATCCCTTCTACTGCCGGTCTGTCTACCGCCTACCAAGTACAGGGCGATGGCATCCCCAACGCGACGTACATTACGAGCGTGGACAGCGCCACTCAGGTCACGCTGAACTACGAACCGACCTCTAACCAGATCAACTCTCAGCTTATCTTCCAGAAGGTCAAATACAACCTTCCGGCTGACTACTACAGCACGGTAAACCGCACCCATTGGGACAAGAGCAAGCGTTGGGAAATGCTTGGCCCTGAGTCAGCGCAGCAATGGGAGTGGCTGTTGTCGGGCTACATCAGCACCGGCCCGCGTATCCGCTGGCGCTTGCTTGGTCAGTTCTTCCAGATTTGGCCGGGTATGAACGCGGGCGAGTTGCTCGGCTTTGAGTACCGCAGCAACGGGTGGGCTAATGCCGCTGACGGCACCCCCAAGACCAGCTTTACCGCCGACTCGGACACCTGCATCTACCCAGATCGGGTGATGGTGCTGTCCACCAAGCTCAAGTATTTTGAGGCCAAGGGCTTTGACACTACGGCCATCTACCGCGATTACCTGCAAGAGCTTGAAACGGCCATTGCACAGGACACGGCCTCGGCCAATCTGTCGTTTGCCCCGCGACCGGGTACGGTGCTGATCGGCTACGACAACATCCCAGACAGCGGTTACGGCACGGACGGGAACTAATATGGCGGGATTGCGTCAACGTCGCTTCGTACAACGTGCGGTGGCGAACGTCGCTTCGCTGCCCGCGCCTATTGGTGGCTGGAACGCCCGTGACTCACTCGCCAACATGGCTCCTACGGATGCCGTCACGCTGGATAACCTGTTCCCCGGCGTTTCTAACGTCAATCTGCGTGGTGGATACGTTAAACACGCCACCGGCTTGCCGGGGCAGGTAGAGAGCCTCTTTAGCTACGCTGGAGCGGCCACCAACAAGCTGTTTGCCGCGTCAGGAACGGGGTTTTACGACGTAACCTCCGCAGGCGCGGTGGGCGCAGCGGTCGTTAGCGGCCTGACTAACGCTCGGTGGGAGTACATCAACGTAACCACCCCCGGCGGTAATTACATGATGTGCGTTAACGGGGTCGATAAGCCCCGTTTGTACAACGGTTCCACATGGGTTGCGCTAGATGGAGCGTCAACGCCTGCCATTACGGGCGTCACGACCACCACGCTTGCCAATATCACGTTGTTCAAAAACCGCATTTGGTTTACCCAGAAAGACACCCTTAAGGCGTGGTACTTGCCGACCCTTTCGGTGGGCGGTGCAGCGCAGGAACTTGACCTGTCTGCCGTTGCCAAGCTCGGCGGTACGTTGGTAGCGGTCGGAACGTGGACGATTGACGCCGGTTACGGTGTGGATGACAACCTCGTGTTTGTCACCGACAAGGGCGAAATCATCGTTTATCGTGGCACCGACCCCTCTAGCGCCTCCACATGGGCGCTGATCGGCGTTTGGATGGTGGGTGCGCCTATCTCCAAGCGTTGCATGATGAAGTACGGCGGCGACTTGCTGTTGTTGACGCTTGACGGGCTGTTCCCGCTTGCCTCAGCGCTGCAATCGTCCCGCCTTGATCCCAACGTGGCGTTGTCAGACAAGATTCAAGGCGCGTTTGCCGCTGCTGCCCAGAATTACAAGAACAACTTCGGCTGGGGCATGATTTACAACGCAAACAACAATGCGTTGATCGTGAACGTGCCGGTTGCCACGGGTTCGCAAGAGCAATTTGTAATGAACAACATTACGAAGGCTTGGTGCCGGTTTACGGGCTGGAACGCCAACTGCTTTAACCTGCTAGGTGATGATCCGTACTTTGGCGGCAACCAATTTGTCGGCAAGTGCTGGACGATTGGCAGCACCGGTTACGTTGATGACACCAACAACATCGACGGTCGGGCTTTGCAGGCGTTTAACTACTTCGATTCGCGGGGTGTAAAGAAATACTTTACCCGCGCACGGCCTAGCTTGTTCAGCAATGGACAGCCCGCCATCAATATCGACATTAACGTGGACTTTGACCTTGCCCCGTCTACGGCGGCGTTGGCGTACTCGCCATCGACGTATGGCACATGGGATGTGTCTACATGGAACAACGGTATCTGGGGTCAGGACACGATTATTAGCAACAACTGGCAGGGTGTGACCGGCATCGGTTACTGCGCCGGTATCCAGCTCAACAGCACTAGCAAGAACTTGCAGTTGCAATGGGCATCCACAGACATTGTGTATCAAATCGGATGGGCTGGCATATAGAAAGCGGCATGGATGTGGGCGAATGGGTCTGCTCCCAAACCGGGGGCGGCTACCACGACGCTCGCTCCAACGCCCTTGGGCTACGCCGAGACGACGAATTAGTGGCCGGTGTGGTGTACGAGAACTGGAATGGTCGTTCCGTCGTATGCCACATAGCGGTGCAGGGGAAAATGACCCCTGCCTACCTCGCGGCCATATTCGACTACCCCTTCAACGTCTGTGGGGTTGACAAAATTATCGCTCCCGTGTCAAGCGGGAATAGCAAAGCATTGCGATTAGTGGGTAAAATGGGGTTCACCGAGGAAGCGCGTATCCATAACGCCGACACCGCCGGGGACATCGTGTTTTTAACTATGGCACGGGAGTCGTGTCGGTTTTTAGGAAGGCGTTATGGGCAAAAAGTCACCGAAACCACCTCCGGCACCTGATTACGCTGCTGCCGCACAGGCGCAGGGTCAGGCTAACTTGGATGCGGCTCGTCTAACCGCTCGCATCTCTAACCCAAACATTGATACGCCCTACGGCGGGCAGCGCGTGAGCTTTGGCCGCAAAGTCACGGATGAAGCTGCATACAACAAAGCAATGGAGGCTTATAACCAAGCCGTTGCCGCCCAGAAATCGTACAACGACCGTCGCGCACAGACCCCGAGCGTCGGCCCCGGCCAATTCCCGACTACCGGCCCATTGCCGTCACAGCCTGCCGCAGAGCCGACCGTTGGCGGTGCGGTTGATGGATCAACTGGTTTAAAAGGTATTGGAGGATTTGAGCCGCAATATGGCGCCGTTTTGAAAGTAGACCCGCTTGCTCAAGGAGGCGGATCGGATGTATTTGAATACGACCCAATGACGGGCCAGCAGATTGCGCGACCGACCAATCAAACAAAAGTGACAATGCCGGGGATTGGCGGTGCTGGCGGGATGCTTGATATGCGCCGCGGCTTTAACGAGCCGGCCCCCGACTACAGCCAATTTGCCACGACGGGCTACAGCCCTTATCTGAACGAAAAGGGCGAATTGGTTGCACCGACCCGCGAGCAGTTCACCTCAATGACGGATTTGGATACGCCGTTCATTGAGCAATTCCTGTCGCCCGAGCAGCAGAAGATTTTAGAGGCCCAGCAGCGCGTTGAGCTTGGCCTTTCCGGCCTTGGCGAAACCGCCCTCGGAACCGCGCAAGACATCATTGGCAAACGCTTTAACCCCAACCTCCGCGACCTGCAAACGGAGCTTGGTGGTTACGGCAATGTGCAGGGTGCGCCTGACCTCATGGGCATGGGGCGAGCCGGAGCCGACACGCAAGCCTACGAGTTTGGCGGTGCGCCTGACTTGTTTGGTTACGGAACGGCTGGCGGCGGCCCTGCCGGTGGTCTTTACGGCATGGCAAGCGGTCGTGTTCCGATGGAGCGGTTGCAACGTGGCATTGATACCTCGCAACTGGCCGCCATGCCTGTATCCGCTGGCACCACGGGCCAGCAGGCAATTCTTTCGCGGGTCATGCCGCAGATTCAACAGCAGCGTCAAATGCTGGAGACGCAGTTAGCAAATCAGGGCATCCCGCGTGGTTCGGAGGCGTACAACCGCGCCATTACCGAACAACAACAGCAAGAGAACGACGCCGTACAGCAAGCCGCCCTCCAAGGGTTGCAGCTGGATATGTCGGCTCGCGCACAAGGCTTTGGCGAACGACAAGCCGCAGCGCAGTTTGCCAACCAAGCCGCGCTTGGGCAGTTTGGCATGGGCGCACAGGGCTTAGGGTTAAGAAACCAAGCTATTGCACAAAACTTTGGGCAGGGTCAAGCCGCCCAGCAGATGCAAAATCAGGCTATTGCCCAAAACCAAGATGCCGCCCTCCGCGCTTATCAAGCGTTGCTGGCGGGTCAAGGTCAATCGTTTGGTCAGCAGATGGATGTGCAAGCCGCTCGCAACGCAGCCTTGGCGCAGAACCAAGCCATTGCCGCCCAACAGCAGCAGATGGCAAACGCCGCGCAGTTGCAGCAGTACAACCAAGCCCTGCAAAACGCTCAGTTTGGCAATACGGCCCTGCAACAGTCGTTGCAGCAACAACTTGCGCTGCGTAACCAGCCGATCAACGAGATCGCTGCGCTTATGTCAGGCGTCCAAGTCAATATGCCGCAGTTCCAAGGCTACCAAGGTGCCAACGTGGCAGCGGCTCCGGTGTTTGCCGGTACGCAAGCCGCAGGCGACTTCGCCCAGCGCAACTACAGCAACCAAGTCGGCGCATATAACGCACAACTTGGCTTGTTGAGCGGATTGGCTGGCGCGGCTGGCGGCTATTTCGGAGGTCGGTAATGAACGGTCGATACCAAACCTTTAGCGGCCCTATGTCACGCCAACAGAAGCTCGCTAACGCCCTTCAGCAGCGTGGCAGCGCCGACAATTTCACACCTCCCCAAGATATGCAGTACACGCCGAACCCGATGACGATGGTTCCGGCGCAACCGCAGTTTGGACGCACGTTTCCCAAGACTCCGTTAACCCAACCCAAACCCAAGTCACCCGGCATGACCACCCCGCAAGGCGGTAGTTACAGAGGGGATTTCGAAAATGCCAGTTAATTACGTTCCCACGTTTCAAATGCCCTCAGAGTACGAGCGCCAAGTAGCCGAAGCTCGCCGTCGTCAAGCGATGGCAGAAGCCCTTGAGGCGCAGGCGTACCGCCCGCTGTCGGGATCAGACGCGCCGACCCCTGCCGCCGCCCCGCTCGTTTCGGCATTGCAGTCGTTTATGTCAGCCCGCCAACGCAAAAAGGCAATGGAAGCTGCGACTAAGGCCGAGGAAATGGAAAGCACCGCAGGCAAGCAGATTGCCGGTCGATTGCGCGGTGGCTATGTGTACGATCCGAAAGCCGCCACCCCTGCCGCCATTCCCGAGCAAACCGAATTGGAAGAATTCCAACCTACGTCGCAATACCGCCAAGACGTAGAAGGCGCAATGGGCATGGCGATGACGCCGGTTGGCACGGCTGCGCTGAAGCGCGCACCGATGCTTGCTGCCGCCCTTGAACGGTCTATGTCGCCTGCGGAAATGGAAGAATTCGGCACAACCGTGGTTCGCACCAAAGGCGGCAAGGGTGTAATTATTGGCAAGCGCGGTTCTGTGAAAGAGCTTGATGTTGAATTACAGGATGACACCAAGGGCAGCCAATTAGCGCAGTTGATTGCGGAGCGCGCTAACTTGAAGCCGGGCGATCCGGCCATTGCGTACTACGATGCTGCAATCGCAAAGGAAACGACTCGACCGACCGCTCCTGTCACAAACATTTACGGCACAAGCGTAGAGCGCGGTGTTGATGAGCAAGGCAACCCGGTGTTTTTCCAGACCACAAGAACGGGTGGAGCGCCCTCAATCGTGCCGGGGGTTCGCCCAGCGCCTACCCCAATGAATGAAAGCCAAGCAAAAGCCGCTGGCTTTGCGGATCGCTTGGTTGAGGCTTCGCCAATGTTGGATACCACGCCTCCCAGCATCGGTACATCCATTTTGTCTGACCTACCGGGCGGTAACTTTGCATTGACTCCAGAACAGCAAAGTTTCTTGCAGGCAGAACGCAATTTTATCAATGCTGTTCTGCGCCGTGAATCCGGCGCGGTCATCAGCGACGAAGAGTTCTCCAACGCCCGCAAGCAATACATCCCGCAACCGGGCGATAGCGCAAGAGTGCTTGAGCAAAAACGCCTTAACCGCGAAACGGTGCAACGGTCGTTTATGCGTGACGCAGGCCCGTCGTATCAGCCGGTCATTGACTTGCCGCCTCGGAGATAAGCAATGCCGACATATCGCATTGAGGGTCAAGTTTACGAAGCAGCGTCACCTGACGAGGCTTACGCTAAACACGATCAGGCAAAAGTCAAAAAGCCGACAGCGCCAAAGCAGCCGCAAACACTAGGCACCGGCCAGATGCTTGCCCAAGCCGTCGCCAACTTCCCCGGTAGCGCATACGAACTTGGTAAATCCACGTTTGAAGCGGTTACTAGCCCCATTGAAACCGGCAAAAACATTGCCGCATTGGGTAGCAGCGTTTTGGGCAAGATTGGCGTTACCGACGCTAGCCCCGAAATGGCTGACCGCGTTGGGCAGTTTTACAAAGACCGATACGGCAGCGTGGAAAACGCTAAAACCACGTTTGCTAACGACCCTGCCGGATTTCTGGCAGATGCCGCCACTATTTTGACGGGTGCTGGCGGTGCGTTACGCGCTGCACCTCGCGCTATGGGCAGAACGGGCGGTGCGGTTACTCGCGCTGGCGAAACGCTGCAAAAAGCAGCCGACATAGTTGATCCGTTGTCGCTTGCCACGAAAGGCGTCAAAGGCACCGGCAAGCTCGCCGCAACAGGGCTTGGATTTACAACCGGCACAGGAACTCGCGCCGTTGAGGAGGCCGCCAAGGCTGGTTATCGCGGGGGCGAACAAGGCGAGGCGTTTGTTTCGCAAATGCGCGGAACCGCTCCTGTCACCGAGGTGGTGGAAACCATCAAGCCCGCCGTTAAGGCGCTGCGTGAGCAACGCTCGCAAGCCTACAAGCAAGGCATGGCCGGTGTTACCAAGGACAAGTCTGTACTCAGTTTCAACGACATTGATGCTGCGGTAGGCAAGGTTAAAGATCGCGGCTACTTTGAGGGCAAAAGCAAAGACCCGGCTGCCGCCTCTGCATGGCAAGACCTTAAAACCACGATTGACGATTGGAAATCTGGCGATCCGGCGGTGTATCACACCGTTGAGGGCATTGACTCGTTAAAGCAAGCCATCGGCAGTATCCGCGACTCATTGCCGTATGGCAGCCCAGCCAGAAACGCAGCCAATGAGGTTTACAGCGCGGTTCGTGGCGAAATCACGCGGCAAGCGCCCAGCTACGCCAAAGTCATGAATGACTACGAAGTGGCTAGTGACTTGCTGTCAGAAATTGAAACGACGCTTTCGCAAAACCCTCGGGCAAGCATCGACACCCAAGTTCGCAAGTTGCAATCCATTTTGCGTAACAACGCTAATACGAACTATGGCCGTCGCGTAGAGCTTGGCGAAATGCTTGCAGAGCAAGGCGCGGAAAATCTTTTCCCGCAGCTTGCCGGTCAAGCGATGAGTTCTTGGACGCCCCGAGGCTTGTCCGGTGCGCTGGCTGGAGCCGGTGCGCTGTATAGCACTATCCCAACGCTCGCCCAAGGGCTGACCCCAACAGGTGCGCTGCAATTAGCCGCAACGTCGCCCAGAGCGGTTGGTGAGATAGCTTACGCGGCTGGCAAAACTGTCGGCAAACCCGTGCAACTTGCCAAGCTGTTAGCGCAGCGCGGCGACGAGTTGGTGCGCCGTAATCCAGAGATGGCAATGGCCGTGGACATGGCAAAACGGGCTGGCGGCAAGGTCGATCCTAGAACAGCAAGACTGTTGGCATATCAACTGGCGCAACTTGACCGTGCGACAGAGGAGGAAGAAAAGTGAGTTTTAACGGTTCCGGTACATTTCTCATCAATACGGCGGGGCAGCCTGTCGTATCAGGCACCGTCATTAGCAGCACGGCCTTTAACGCCCTGACCGCTGACCTTGCCACGGGCCTTTCCACCTGCTTGACCAAGGACGGGCAAACCACGCCGACCGCCAACATCCCGATGGGTAACAACAAGGTTACCGGGCTTGGCGCAGGCACGGATGCCACGGACGCCGCTAACCTGTCTCAAGTGCAAAGCACGGTTGTTAAGCTGATCGGTT